ACGGCCCACACCCCTGCCCACACCCCGACGGTGATAAACAGGCCGTGCGCCATCCAGTCGTCGCGCTGGCACCACCAGCCGACCCACAGCAGCATCACCGCGGCGAAGCCTGCCACCCCGATCAGATGCCCGGGAAACTCGTTGAGCAGGTGCCCGATGGCCTGCCCGGTGATGATGGCGTAGGAGACGACGAACGTGGACAGGGACACCGCGAGGGCGTACGGCTTGACGGTGCGGCGGAAGATCCGCCACGGCAACGTCCGGCCGTCAGCCTTGGTTGTGGCGCTCATGTCGGCATGACCCCGCCGGGGAGCAACTGGCGGTCAAGATCATTGACGCTGACAGTCAGCGCGGCGTTGCTGGCGATGATGGCGTCCAACTTTCCTTCGAGGCGTGCCAGCGACACCTCCCACGACGAGTCGGCGGCGGGCATGTCACGCCGCCTCGTAGGTGATGCTGACGATGACCTGATCGCCGGGGTCGAGGCTGCCGAACAGCCCCCATGTGCCGGTGCTGCTGTCAGCGAAGTGGACGCGGCCGGTGGTGTCCATGACGGCGGCACCTGTCAGCAGATCACCGCTGGTCGTCACAACGTACTGCCCGATGCCGGTGTGGCCGGATAGCCCGGTGACCGGCAGTGTGAGGGTGATCTCGGCGTTGAAGGTTCCAGTCGCGGAGACGGTCGCGTTGTAGTAGGCGTGCACCATCTTGCCGATCTGCGTGTATCTGGCGGTCACACCTGACGTGGAAACCGTTGACACGCCCTGCGTCAGCGTCGGCGACCACGTGCCGTACACGCCGAGGGCGGTCAGCTGCTCGTACCTGACGGCGTCGCCGTTGGTGCTGGCTGCCGCCAGGCCGGTGACCTTGTTGCCGTTGGCGTTGATGTTGCCGCTCATCGTGCCACCGGCGAGCAGTAACACCTGCTCGTAGCGGACGGCGTCGCCGTTGGTGGTGGCAGCCGCGAGGCCTGTGACCTTGTTGGATCCCATCGCGATGTTGCCGGCCATCGTGCCACCGGCCAGCAGCAGCGACGCGGCGTCGACATTGGCGAACGAGGTGCCGTTGGACACCTGCAGCTTCGACGTCGTCGAGTTGTAGACGACCCGGCCCGCGGGCTTCTCCCCGGCCGCCAGCGCCGCGATCTGCGCGGATGTCAACGACTCGATGCCGGGTGCCTCGTCGAGACGTTCCGCGAGTGCCTGCATGTCGGCGGGCACGTCGTTGGCGTCCGACCCTTCAGGGAACGGCAGCGCCATGACGGTGGTGGTATCGGCCATTATTCCTCCGTGGTGTCGTCGGTGATCAGTCCGAGCGCGTCGAGCGCCGCGAGCAGCGCCGCCAAGATGGTGGTGTCGTCGGTGCCCCGCACCCCGGTGATCGACGTGGGCGACGTGTCGAACGCATCCAGACTGCCGGGGTATGAACTAGCCACAGTGGCTCCTTAGAATCGCAACTCTGTGTAGGTGGCAGCGGACGCGGTCATGTTGCTGTAGGCGGCGTAGGCGGTGTCGAGGTCGTCGTAGGTGACCGGCGTCGACGACGTCACGGTCAGGTGCGCCCCGGCCGGTTTCTCCCGCATCGCCGCACGCAGGGTCGCCGCCGAGTCGACGACCTCGGTGGAGTCGACCTGGACTTCGATCGCCCACGGATCCCCGCCGACGGCTGTGAACACCTGACAGAAGCGGGTGCCCGACAGTGTCGCCTGCACCGCCGCGCGGATCCCGTCGGCGCTGCCGTGGGCCTGAGCCCCGGCCCGCGACAGATACCAGCGGGCGGTGGCGGTGTCCATGCCGGTGACGGGTACGCCGATCAGCCAGCCGAGCCACGGCAACCAGCCGGCAGGCGCCGTCGCCGGGTTCACCGGCTCCGACGTACCGGACGATGACGTGTCGGGGTCGGCGTCGTCGATGAACTTCTCCACCGAAGATGCGGCGTCCCCGATCGCGGCGAGGAACCCGGCCAGGGTGCCGTCGTCGGCCTCGCGGACATACGTCGGCAGCAGATCGAACAGCCGCTGACCCGTGCGTGTCGTTGCTGTCATTGCCCGCCTCTCAGGTGATCGTCAGGCTGACGGTCCCGATGACCGCGAACTCGTCGAAGGCGACCGTCGCCGTGGTCGACGGCAACGTCAGCGACGTCACCGAGTCGACACCGGGCACCGATTCGATGACGGCCTGCACGTCCAACGGTTCGACGTCGGCGCCGAAACCGGAGGTCTGCCACGACCACACCGACTCCAGCGCCTCCTCGATCGCAGCCTCGAGTTCGGTCTCGTCGTAGCCGGCCGCCTTCGTCACCGCCGCTGTCACGTTCACACTCACGGGCGTGGCATGCTCGACGGTCATCGTCAGGATCGACGCACACTGCGCCTGCATCGCCGCCTCAAGCTCGTCCTTCTCGTCGGAGGTGATCGCAGCACCCGACCCGTACACGTAGACCGTCAGGAAGCCGTCGTCGTCGCCGGGGCTGTTGCCGCCGTCGTGGTCGTACTGGTCGACGGCCACGGCACGCTTGACGTACGGCTGCTCCAACGCGTAAGCGGTGAACGACGGTGCCGTTACCAACGCAGAGGTCACGCGAGAGAAGGTCGTCGATGCTTTCGTTAGGAAGGCGAGGTCGTCCATCGGGTCGCTTCCGCCCGACAGGTCAGTCAGCAGTTCACAGTTCGCCAGGTGTGGCACCGCCACCACCGGGTCGCAGGCAGTGCCAGCGACGATGCTGTTCAGATACCCGCCGGTGTCGGTGGTGGCGACGTCCACATCGACGGTGCCGCCGGTGACCTCCACCGATTCGGTGGCGACCAGCATCGAGTCGGCGTCCTCGATGCGGAACAGGGTGCCTTCTTCGATCGTCGTCGTCGGAGATCCGGTCAATGTCAGCCGCACCGTGCCGGTGGCCGGGGTGCCCTCGTCGCGGGTCACGCCGTAGAGGTTGATGACGCCTTCGACCAGGGCGCCGAGGACACGGTTGGCGGCGTAGACGAGGTCGGACATGCCGACCGCCGTGGCTTCCATGATGATGGTTTCGAGTGCGCCGTTGCGCGGCTCCCACTGCGGCAGCCGCGACTCGGCCAGCGCCAGCATCGAATCAAAGATGGCTTGACTGTCACGGTCGTCGACGGACACGCCGAGGTAGGTGGAGTCCAGGTCACGCAGCGCCATCGGCTAGCCTTCCTCGTCGTCGGTGTCGGCCCAGTCCACGTCGATGTCGACGCTGACCGTGCCGTCGTTGAACTCGCTGACCTCGACCCGGGCCACTGCCAGAGCCGGTTCGGCGTAGCTGATCGTCGCGGTGATCTCGTCGGCGTTCACGCGGGTGCCCGTCGGGTCCATCAGCCCCCATAGCGGCGCCAACGGGCGTTCGCCCGCCTCGCAGCTGACGACGTGCCCGCAGGCTTCGGCGGCGTGCCGGGCCGATCCCTGCTCGAGGGTGACGGCGGCGCCGCTGGCGTCGACGCGGAACGGATGTGCCAGTGTCGCTGTCATCCAGACACCACCTTCTTAGGCGATTTGGTAGGTGAACGCGGCGCTCAGGTAGTCGCCGGCAGCCCATGTAAATGGAGTGGATGCTCCGACCGAGTTGAAGATGGTCGAGCTCGCCCCTGCATAGTGGATGAAGAAGGTGGACGCAGCAGATGCGACTACAGTCCACCCGTAGTACGCCGCGATTCCTGCATCCTCCAGGTATGCGCTGCCCGCGTAGATGATCGGTGCGGAATATGTGGCGGCGGCGTGCGGCAAGCCGACATTGGCTGTGCCCGTGAATGACCCGCCGGTGCCAAGTTTCAGATACGCGCGGCCCTGGCAGGTCTTACCTGACAGCGTGTAGGTTCCAGTGTTCGCGTTGCCCGTGGTGCCGATGGTGACGTTCGAGTTGCTCGGCGTGTAGTCGATCCACCGGCCCTCGAAGTCGACCAGCCAGTCGGTGCCCAACGTCGTGCCGGTGCCGACCTTGTTCCACAGCAGCCCGGTCAGGTTGCCGTAGGTGGAGTTGGCGTCGGTCTGCCGCCACGTCGACCCGACGGGGGCGCTGACGCCGGACGGGTCGCCGGTCGACGACAGCGCCAACACGCCGCTGCTGCCTATCTCCAGCCCGCCCGACGACCCCGACGCCACCCGCAGCCGGTTGTTGTCGTCGACGACGATGCCCGATGTTTGAAGGGCACCACCCGTCGAATCGAACCTCGGGAGGGTGTTATCCGTCGACGATGTCGGCAGGCCGCTGATCTTGCTGCGCGCGATCGCCGCGCTGGCGTTGATGTCATCATTCGTGATCGCGCCGTTGGCGATCATCGCCGAGGTCACGGTGCCAGAGTCGGCCGCGGTGATCGCCGTGCCGGTGATCTTGCTCGGGGCGATCGACCCCGCCAGCATCGTGTTTGTGACGGTGCCAGAGTCGGCCGCGGTGATCGCCGTGCCGCTTATCTTCGTCTTGTCGATGGCAGCCGAGCCGGAGATGTCGCCGTTGACGATGGTCCCGTCGGCGATCATCGCAGACGTCACAGTGCCGCTGTCGGCGGCCGTGATCGCTGTGCCTGCGATCTTCGTCTTCGCGATCGCCGCCGAGGCGTTGATGTCCTCGTCGACGATCGTGCCGTTGGCGATCTTCGCCGACGTGATCGACCCGTCCGCGATCGTCACACCGGGCACCGACGCGCCAGCCAGCCCGACGATGACGTTGTCGCCGTCGTCGGTGGTGACCATCAGAACCTTGTCGCCGGCGGTGACGTTCTGCAACGTCTCGTACGGCCCGCGCAGCACACCACGCGAACCGGGCATCGACACGTACACGCCGCTGCTGTCGACGGCCTCGACCAGGCCGAGAGTGATCGCCATGTCAGTACCAGTTGTTCGCTTGGAAGTGAGCCCACGCCCGCTTCGGGCCGCCGTACCGGGCTTTGATGTAGTCCAGACCCCACCGGATCTGCGTCTCCGGGTTCGTGCGCCAATCCTTACCGACGGTCGCCATCTTCGATCCGGGCAGCGACTGCGGAATGCCGTAGGCGCCGGACGACGGGTTCTCGGCCTGGTAGTTCCAGCCGGACTCGCGGGTCCACAGGTTCTCCAGCGCGGCCCACTGCTCGTCGGAACCCCAGCCGTACTTCGGCTTCGACATCTCCTGCCGCGCGAACCACTTCGCGTACTTGACGCTGGTCTTGTCACGCGTCGGCGGGGTGTCGTTGCGGGTGCTGCTGCTCGTCGACTTCGTGCCCGCGTTCGGCGCCGGCGGTGTCGGCACCGCCACCTGCACCTCGACAGCGGAGATCCCATCAGTCGTCGCCGACACCGACTCCACCAGATACACGCCGTCCCAACGTCCCAGACCTGACAGTTGCAGGCAGTGCCACGGCTGCAGCTGCATGCCGCGATTCCACGGCAGCACGATCGTGCCGACAGCGGTGTTCTCAGGGTCATCCGAGGTCTGCGACACCGACACATCCAACGCGTCGGTGCGCGGGGAGTCGCCCCACGTCACCTCCCACAACGGTGTCTTCGCGCCACCGGACCACGCCCAATGACGGGATCCGAACAGGACGACCCCGCCCCACTCGACCCACGACCAGTCGAGGCTGCCCGCCAGATCCGAGATCATGTCCCACTCGGTGACACCGTCGCCCTGGCTGATCTCGCCACGCTGCGACGACTTCTGCACCACCGCATTACCACCGGCGCCCTCAACGATCCGCTTCACCCACTCCGACGGGGTGACCTTGCGGGAGCTGCGGACCTTCACCCGGCGGCGCAGACGCTTCGCCAGGATCGACCGTGCCGCGATCGTCACCCGCGCATCGGCGGCCTCAACATCCACGGTGGAGATGTCCCACAGTGACGTCAGTCCGCCGAACTGCCACTTCACGGTCGCGCCGATGTCGGCAAGTTTCGACTTCGCCAACGCCAGGTCGGGGTCGTGCGACACCAGCGTCAACTGCGCCACCGACTCCGTGGATGCGTCGACGCGCACCGAGTCGATCAGCTGCGCCACCGATGCGGTCAGGTCGGAGTTGAGCAGCGACAGGATACCGGAGCCGAGGAACGGCATCGCCAGACCGGAGTCGGGCTGGCGGCGCTGCGGTTTCGGCAGCGGGTACACCTTCTCGTCGACGCTGCCGACGCCTGCCGTGAAGTCGGGGTTGGCGTTGTTCGTGCCGTTGTCGACGCCGGAGCCGAGCAGTGCCGGGGACACCCAGCCGACATATCCGGCGCGCTGCTGCGACAGCGACACCCGCTTGACGACGCCCGAATCCCAATTGTTGACACTGTTGCCGTTGCCATCGGCCACTGCGATGTGGCCGTCGGCAGAGGCGCCAGCGGTCCACAGACAGATCGCGCCGCGGGGTGCCGGGTCGTTGCGGTTTGCACGGCCACGCAGCGCGTTGGCGACGTCTCGGGCCTGGTCGTATGTCGGGGACAGGTAGCGGGGGCTGCCGCCGATCGACCGGAATACGTCGTTGACGTTGCCGAGACAGCGCCGGGACACCGACTGGCCGTTGATCGTCGACCTGCCGACGTGGCGTTCCATCGCCTGCGCCATCCGCTCGAACAGTGCGTTCGGGGCGGGATGTTTCGCGGAGGCGAATGTCACCGCCATCGCTACACCTCCCGGGCGTTCTTCTTCGGCGTCAGATCAGGACGGATCGAGTCGTGCAGTTGGCACCAGCGCACCTGCGGGGAACGCCGCGCGGGCGAGTTGGCCTCGAACCCGGACAGACCGGCGGGCGGCGCCGGCGGTGCCACACCGTTCGGGGACACGTCGGCGAACGTCTCGTCGACGGCGGGAGGGGTGTACGGGTCGTCGGCGGGGATCTGCTCGAGGCGCGAGTCGTACTCGGTCCACTGCCCGGCGTTCGTGTCGCACAGCGACAGCACCTTCAGTTGCGCCTGCGTCGCCAGACGCGGCACCGGCAGCCGCGCCGACAGCACGATCGCCGCGTCGACGTGGTACTCCTGGCCGGACCAGCGGCCCACCTGCGCGTCGTCGTCGTCGAGGAAGATCACCTGCGCTTGCACGTCCAGGTCGACACTTGCCAGCGGCGTCACCGTCACCGACCAGCGCAGCACGCCGCCCTGACCCTTAACGAAGATCGGCCGGATCAGCCGCGTCGTCACCGCGTCCACCGCGGGGGTCTGCGCCGTGAACGTCGACAGCCCATCGACGGTCGAGTTGCGGGTGCAGCCCGTCACCGTCGGCGTGGGCGCGGTCAGGTCAGGGTAGTCGGCGGGCGGCCACAGGTCGTACATGTCAGCGCCTCGCGTTCTTCAGACGGCCGCGGGGGCCGCCCTTCTTCGACTTCTTGCTCTTGCGCTTGATCGGGCCGACCGCCACCACCATGTCCGAAGACCGCGTCAACTCCAGCGTGATCTCCGCGTCGGTCACCTTGCCGGTGACATCCCACATCGTTTCCCGCTTCGACAGTGCCGTGATCCGGTACATGCCGCGGAACTGCTGCGCCACATCCAGACGCACCGGGTTCGACGAACGCGCCAACTTCTCCAGCGCGTCGATCGTGCCCTCGACGTGGCTAACATGGCCGGGGTTCACCAGCCGGAACGGCAACGACACCTTCGGCAGGTTCTTCCCCGACGACAGCAGCAGCGGGACACGGCCAGGCCGCGGAACCTCCGACCAGGCCTGCGCCACGTTCGACGTTTCGATCTCCTCCGGCATCCACGGCAGACGCACCACCGTGCCACCCAGCGGGTCGAACAGCCGCACGTAGCCGCCGCGTGGCTGCGGGAACGCCGACGATGCGGGGATCGGGTTCGGCAGCCTGACGATCATCCCCGCTCCTTCGTCTGCCGAGCCGCCTGCCGCAGCCCACGGGCCACAGCACCCTGAATGTCCATCTCGCCAGCCGGGTTGACCACGGTGACGTCGGCGTGGAACGTGTTCCCGCCAGCCATGTGCGGCGCCGGACGCCGCGTCTGCGGCACCACATGCAGGTGCCGGTTCGCGCCGGATCCGTGCATCGCGGCGTAGCCGCCGGAGCGGCGCACGACCTGGGCGTAGGCGCCGAGGCGCGGCCCGCGGATGTCCATCGCACGGCCACGCAGATGGTCGGACTGCGCCGAACCAAGGTTGCTACCACGAACCCCTGACAAGATGCTGTGCCCGCCCAGCGCGCTGCTGTAGCCCGCGTGCGCGGCTGCCAGACCGGCAGCACCCAGCGACCCCGTACCCATCGCCACCGTGGTGTCGCCGCCGACGGGAACCCCGCCCTGCGAGTTGACCCCCGGCACCCGGTTGTTGTCCAGCAACCTCTTGACCTTCTTGCCGTTGAGGTTGTCGACCTCCACGCCGATGGCCGAGAGTTTGTCCTTGAGTTTCTGACCCTCCCGCGCGGACTTGCCCATCCCCCGAGCAAGTTCGTCGAACTTCTTGCTGGCCCTATCGGCCTTCGCGCTTGCCTCGCCGAAACCGTTTGCGAGATCCTCTGCTCCTTCGGCCGCGCCTTTAAGACTTGGGTCGATCCAAGCCATCACCTTCAGCACACTGGCGACGCCACCGATGATGTAGCCGATGCCCTTCAGGACAATCGACTCCCACTTCAGCCAAATCGAGATCAACTTGAAGATGACGGAGATGATCATCTCAATAGTCGAGACGATCTCTGCCTTGTTTCGCTTGATCCACTTCGTGGCCTGCCCGAGCATGTCAGCGATGTCGATACCACTGCCGCTGCCTACCGACAGCAGTGTCTCGCCGATCGCCTCCTGCAAGTTGCCCCACGCCACCTGCGCTTTCCCGACGCCATCGGCCTGCGCCTCTGCCGAGCCTTTGACCTGACGAGTCAGTTCACCGAGGATGATCTTCTGCGCGCCGGCGAGGTCGCCGACCTCCATCATGGCCTTGACCTGGTCCTGCTGCTCTTTGGTGAACGACACCCCGACGCGGGTCAGAGCCGTCAGCCCCTTCGTCGGGTCGTTCAGCGCCTTACCGACCATCACAGCCGACGACTGAAGATCCTTGCCGAACGCCACCGACAAGTCGAGAGCCAGCCCGTTAGCCTTCTCGAAGGTCTTGCCCTGAACGTTACCGAACGTCAACATCACGTTCGTCATCTCGCGCAGCGCGTCGTCGTCGATACCAGACATGCTCGACAACTGGTCAATCATCTTATTGATGCGCTTGGGCGCCTCGGTGCGCCCCATCGACTTCATCACCGCAGCCGTCTGCGCCATCGCTTTACGCGCCGACCTGGCCTCGTTGATCGAGTTGCCGAGCAACTGGAACGCGCCCGACGCCGCACCGATCGCCGCGGTGACGCCGGCGACGACGCCGACCATCTTGCCCCAGCCAGCGGCGAACGCCTTCGACTTGCGGCGGGAATCGTCGATGTCCCGACTCATCGCCTGCGTCTTGTCGCCCGCGCGCTTCGCGCTGTAGCCCATCTGGTCGAGATCCTCGTCCAGCTTGCCGACCGCGCCGGACAACACCTTCGACTTGTCGTACGCCTTGTCCAGCGCCGTTGTCAGCCGGCGGATGTCCCGCTCGGCCTCCGGGCCGGTCGCGCCGTCCAGATCGCGCAGCTGCGACTCCAACTTCGCGATCTGCTTCGTGGCGTTCTTCAGTTCACGGGTGAGGTCGTCCTTGGCAGTCAACCTGACTTGCATCTCATCAGCGGCCATCGGACACCTCCTTTTCCATATCCCGCAACACCACCTGCGCGCAGGCGGCGCGAACACTGAACTCGAACGAGTCAGCGTCCAGCACAGCCAACGGATCCATGCCGAACAGCCGCGCGATCCGTGCCGCCGTCACCACTTCGGGCCACTCATCGAGCGGCCCTAGGTAGGGTCTTCGGTGCCGTCCTGAATCTCAACACCGTCAGTACGTGACAGCCCGCCCTCGGTCAGCAACGCCAACGCCAGCCTGTTGACCACGCCGTCGTCGAACTTGCCGCCCTTTACCATGAACAACTCGCGCACCGCACGCCAAGCGTTCGGCACGCCAAGCGCCTCTTGGAGCGCGGGATCGGAGAAGACCGATGACTCAGGGTCATCGTTGACGTCCTGCCCACGCACCCGTAGCCGGCGCGTAAACCGCGCCAGCAACATGCACGCCGCCACCACCGGCTCAGCCGGGGCATTCGGACTCTTGGCAGTCTTCTCCGCCCGCTCGTTGATGTCGAGGGTGTCGTCCATGTCGGTCGGCACCTCGCACACCAACTCGAACTCCGGCCGTGCCGGGTCGCGCAACGTGACCGTGCGGACCTCGGCCGACTTCAGTTCCTGATGAGTGGCCCTGATGAAGTCCAGGGCGGTACGCCGGGTCGGCATCTCATCGTCAACCACGCCGAACTCGTCGGCCCTCTCGGTGGC